CATCACCAGGTCCGTGCCGTTTTTTTTGTCGGGGGTCCATTTCACGAGTTCGTCCACCAGGGCTAACGTTTTCCAGTTGCCGCGCATTGTCGGGAGTCTCACCGCCCCCGACCTGTACAGGGGTGGGAGCAGCGCTTCGATGCCTAGTTTTTCGTCAAATTTGTTGCGGTGCGTGGTGTGCGGGATGACGTTCACCATTTGTCTGGTTTGCCATTTGCGTACAAAGTCGTGTGCCAACAGGAATCTTTGGGCTGCGTTTACTTCCACGACGATGTGCGAGACTGGGTAGCCGTAGTGGAATGCTCGGTTGGTCCAGTCTTCCAGGATTCCCGTGTATTCGCGTGTGGTGGTGTTGTATCCGAGGAGTTCTTCGGCTGTGAGTTTGATTCGTTCGACATCTATCAGATATCTGAGGTTTGTTGTCGGCTGGTAGAGCCACCATTGGATGCCCCAGAATTGTGACGGTGACGGGTCGACTGTGATTATCGAAATTATGGGCGGGGCGAGTCCTTCGGGGATTTGTCCTGGGAATCTGTCGTTGTCTACGCATCCCGTGTAGAGCACGCCGTCGTCTCCGAGTCCGCCTGTTATCCAGGTGCGGCTGATTAGGTTGTTGTCTGCGGCGTCGTCTTCTTGTTGGTAAACAATTTTGAATGTTTTCGGGTTGCTGTATCGGATGTACGACAAATCTTTCCACGAGAGGCGTTGCGGGTCCAACAACGGTCCTTCTGGGTATGGTTTGGAGTTGTATCTGCGGGTTTGTGGACCTTCATCCAATTCGGCGTAATACGCTTTGTAGACGATGTGTTTATATTTCGAGGATTTGACGGGTTCTGTTGCCGCCAATGATTCGGGTGTGGTGGAATCCGTGCCGTCGTAGTGGGTTTCGTCGGCGTCGTAGGTTATTTTTGCTAAACAATGGGCGTACAGGTCGCCTGAACCGAGTCTTTGTCCGACTACTGCCAGTAGTCCTGCGGGGTCCACTCGTGCTTCTGCTATTTGGTCCCATCTTTCCAACAGTTTGTCGCGGGTTGAGCCTTCTCTGGCGTTGTCTACGGATGCCACGTCGTCGAATAGGCACAGGTCGGCGCGATGTCCGATGTATTCCGAGTCGATTCCGTATGCCCTGACGGTTGGTTCTTTGTTATCTAACCCGTTTCCGTCCAATTGTTCCACCACGAATTCTTCCGCACGCCATAACGCGCCTTTGTCGGTTGGTTTGAACCTGCCGTAGTCGACGGAGAGGCATCCTTCGGCGTTCACCGCCAACCCTTTTTTGACCAATTCGGGGTCTGGTTGGATTGGTGCGGGTCTTTCCAGGGTTTCTCTGATGCGCCGCGAGTATTGTTTCGCCATCGCTTGCGAAATGGAACCAATCATCACTCGGATTGCACGGTTGCGGACGATTGCCCATACCGCTACATCATGAAACAGGGTTGATTTGCCTGCGCCTGGGGGTACGTTGAGTACGACGAATTCTTTTTCGGGTTCTTCCAACAGTTTCACCAACGTTAACGCGGCTTCTACTTGCCACGGGGATGGTACTCGTCCGAGGTAGTGGCGTCTGAAGAAATCGAAGTCTTGCAGTCCGCGTTGTGCTTCTTCGCATAGGCGTGTGAGCGGGATTGCTGGTGGGAGGTTGACCGCTTCGTCCAATGATTGTTCGTATTCTTTGTGTTGTTTGCCGCCTTGTTTGCCGCGGGTGCGGGTTACTTCCAGGACGGCTTGGTCCAGTTTTGCTTTCGCTGCTTTGGATTTCGCCAACCAGTTCGAGCCTGTGTTGATGTGTACGCCTGCGATGCGTGCGGCTTCGGTAATTGATGAACCTGCTGCTATGGCAGCGAAAAAGCGTGCTTTGTCTTCTGGCGGTACTCGTCGTTTTGTTCCCACAAGGGAGGGTTACTTTTTTTTAGAACGTTTGTTTGCTTTTTTTTCTTTTTCCCAAATTTTGCCTAACCATTTTTCGGTGGCTGGCTCCCAAACCGATGAGGGGAACTTGTCTCTGATGCTGCCTTCGCCAATCACATCACCGATGATGACATCGGCAAACATTTCCGCGGAATCATATTCAAGTGCATCTTGACTAAATACAGCAGACCCGTATTTGTTGTTCAAAAATTTTTTTACGGCTTCCTCACCCATTGCGGATTGGCGGCGTGTTTCCGCTTTGTCATCATTTTTGCCGACAGACTTTTTGTAGTCTGACAACGAACCCATGTAATCAACTTTTTTCATAATGTTGCAAGCATAACACATTGCTGCTACACTCAACAGCACACCCGTCGGGATGACGGCAAACAAGCATAAACACAAGGCTGTACACCACTTGCACGGTGCGGGGCAACAACACCAGGGAACTGGGGTAGACCTCCATGTCATGTGGAGGAGCAGCGCAACTAACGACAAATAGTTAAACATGGTGTCGGCTAAAACAATGGCTAACGGCTACCAACCCTTACAGGTGAAACGTGGGGGAAAGCAAACCCTTTTAGCAACAAACCCCAAAACAACAACCAATCTTTTTTTACCGTTTTTTTCTACAACAAAAAGAGTGAAAACCCATCTCTGCGATAACATACCCCCCCCTGCCCCCGTGCGCCTCGGCATAGCCCCAGTTTGCTGGTTTTGCGAACATGTGTTCGTGGGTGTTTGTGCGTTTGTGCGTGTGTGGGCGTACATATGTTCGGGCGAACAGGTGTTCGTAGTAGGCGTACCTGACAATTCTTGTGTGGTTGGGCGTCCCCTCGCTGTGTGTTAGGTCAGCCTAACAAGTGCGGACAGGCGACTGCGCCTAGTGTGTGTTCACTGTGTGTGGTTGTGGTGACTGTGTGTGGTTGTGTTAGGTTAGCCTTACTTGGGTGTGACGAGGTTCACATTGAATTAACTTGACAAGTGGGATACTTGACGCTATAGTGGTAATTGTAGGGGATAAGCCTTACAGAACAGGGGAATGAATGAAAGTAGAAATTCAGTTAGAGACTGACCAAATTCAAAACATTCTAGAGGGTATCCTCGGAACAAATTTTGAAACCTACACTTGGTACGAATCAGTCAAATACGATAAAAATTACGAGTGGGACAATCACCCAAGAGACATAGACGAAAAGTTTGTGACGATTGAGATTATTTCACCCGAACATTATGAAGTTCACCTAGACGAAGACGAAGAAGTAAAGACGGTAGTCAAAAGTCTTTCAATTCGTGATATCGTAGAATCGTGGTCTAAGTGTTCGGCACTTGGTTACGATGTCAAAAGCGAAGACGCGCCGAGTGGGGACAACATAATCCAAATGGCGGTTTTCGGCGAGACAATCTACGGGTGACACATAATCCCCTAGCGCGTAAGGCGTGCCGATTCAATTCGGACTAGGGACTAGCGAGGCAGTTGCCTCGTGAAAACATAAGAAAAGGGGAAAGAATGACTAGGAAAAGTTACGAGATAGTCGCCTCGGTGATTCGTCGTCACCGTGTCGAGGATACAAGTGGGACGGGTTCGGGAATGCTTTCAATGGTTGCCGATTCTCTCGCTTTGGTGTTCCAAGCAGATAATCCACGATTCGACCGTGCGCGATTCTTTGTCGCTTGCGGCATGGACGAAAACGGGATTTGGGTCATCTGAGAATATCGCCTAGCCTCTTGGAGGTAGCCTCGTCGTAGAGGCACTAGGCACTAGCGAGGCAATCGCCTCGTGAAAACATAAGAAAAGGGGAATGAATGACACAATTAACAGCAGAGGAATACAGCGCGCTAGAAGATAATCTCGGCGCGTTTGGAGAGATTCAACGCTATTCTGGGCGCGCCATGTTCGGCGCGGGCTGTCTCGGAATTGCTACCGACAACGAAGCAAAAGCACTATTCAATTTAGGTATCGCGCTCGGGGAAGATTCTACCGAAGAAGCGCGAAAACTAATTCAGATATTGTATCATGCGCAATGGCGGAGCGATAGCCTCGGAAGAGATAGCGCGATAGTTTACTTTCCGTCAATCAAACTACCAGACGGGATTTTAAGCGAAGAAGACGAAGACTAAAGCAAGGTTCGCCCTACGCTTAAGGCGTGAGATTCAATTCTGATAGGGCACGATTACCAAACACAAGTTTGGTAACAAAACAAAACAGATAAGGGGAATAATGTTAGAAGAAACAAAAGCCTACAAACTAGGCTACGAGCACGGAAAACGCGCTAGTGGTTCTGTTTGG